CCGCATCGAACTTGACGGAAAGAATGTTGAAAAGAAGGGCCAGCAGTTCGTCAGCGGGCGCGGCGCTTTCAACGATGGGTTCACACGCATCCATCGGATCGAGCCTCACGGCTTCGCTTCCATGCCGGTCAAAGGGAGCAAGGCGCTGCTGCTCTCCAGCGCCGGCAATGACGACTCGGCTTACGTTTTCGGCGGCGAGCATCCGGATCATCGGCCGACAGATCTGCCAGGCGGCGGAACGGCGATCTACGATCACAATGGCAACATCATGAAGTTTGTTGGCAGCGGCATCGTCATCGACGCAGCGAGCCGAACTGTCACCGTCACGGCCGGGACATGGACGTTGAACGGAGACTTCGTGCTTAACGGTGACCTGCAGGTCAATGGCAACATCCACGCCTCCGGCTCGATTATCGACGACGGCGGGAACACTCCTCATCATACGCACTAGGCGGCCATGCTGAAAATCATTCCCTCTGACGAGACCGAGGAACCCTATCGCTCGCCCGATATCGGGTGGAACGGGCTCTTTGGCGATCTGATCGTCAACCCGCTCACGCATCCCGATGCTCCCGGCGACCTGCGCGCCGAGCAAGGTTTAGCGACGCAGGTTCTGATCCACCTGATGACCGATCGTCGTGTCGAGGCCAGCGAGCTGCGCGACGGCGACGAAAACAAAGGATGGATCGGCGACAGCTTCGATCTCGCGGAACACGAGACGCCGCTCGGGTCCCGACTATGGCTCTTGCGTCGATCATCACTCTTTGAAGGTGTCGAGATCCGGGCGCAGGACTATGCGCGTGAGGCACTGCAGCCTCTCATCGATCAGGAGGCGGTCGCCCGTATCGATGTCACGGCGACTGCAGACCGTCCGCAAAAGCGCCTGAACCTTGCCGTCGACCTCTACGGTCGCGAAGGGGAGAAGGTTTACAGCAACCGTTTTGAACTCCTGTGGGGACAGATTGATGGCGTGGCAAATCCGCTCACTTTCTGAGGCGTCCGTTCGAATTCGCGGCGCTTTCCGGCAGTACATGCCGGGCACGGACAGCGCGCTCGCCAACAATTTCGTAACAGTCGTCGGCAAGGTTATTGCCGGCTTGGCTCACGAATTTGAATTGCGCATGGGCTATCTGGCCCGACAGCTCTTCATATTTACCGCAGACGGCCAATTCCTCGCCCTGCATTGCGCCGATATTGGTGTTTACCGAAAGCAGGCTTCAGCCGCCTCGGGTTTCATCGCCGGTACTGGAGCTGCGCTGGCGGTCTATCCTGCCGGTGTCAGGTTCGTCTCCGGGAATATCATCTATACGTCCACCGCGCCCGCTACTGCCGATGCGTCGGGGGCGTTGACGGTGCCGGTCACATCGGAGACGCGAGGTGCGGCGGCAAATCGAGATGATGGCGGCTTGCTGGCGCTCGCTGATCCAATCCTTTATCCCGATCTGTCAGGAAGCTGGACGGTGACTGCCGCAGGCCTTGGCGGCGGGGCTGATACCGAAAACGACGAGAGCCTTCGTGCTCGCGGCCTGCAGCGCAAACGCAATCCTCCGGGTGGCGGCACACTCGACGACTATGAGCGCATTGCGCGTGATGTGCCTGGCGTCGTGGCGGCGTGGGCGTTCCGAGGCTCTAACAGCATCGGCAGTGTTTTTGTTTATTTCCTGTTTTCGGGAAGGGCGAACCTCATTCCGGAGCCATCCGATGTCGCTGTCATACAGTCGGCAATAGATGCCAAGAGGCTGATCCGGGTTGACGACAGCGTCGCGGTTGCTCCGGTCCCGCATCCGATCAATATCACGATCAGTGGCCTTTCTGCAGACACTCCGGATGTCCGCGCCTCCATCAGTGCCGCCATCTCGGCCATGTTCGTGGCGAGGTGCCGGCCCGGCATCGCCGGAAACACGTTCACTCTCTGGCGTGAATGGATATCGGAAGCGATCTCTGGGGTTGCTGGCGAAGATCATCATGAGCTTGTGACGCCTGCAGCAAACATCGTCCTTACAGGCGGTGAGTTTCCGACGCTCGGAACCGTGACCTATGCGTAGTCCGGCCCTGAATACGGTCACGACGGCCGCCTCAGTTCTTGATGAACTGGCGCCGGTACCTGTGCCATATGACGCATTGGCTGCGCCGACGAATGACGATCTCCTGCCTGCCGCAGTGACAATGCTGCCGCAGGGTCCGGCATGGGGCACGCCTGATGGGCAGGCCCTCGATCTCAACTCGACGCTCGCGCGCTTCGTGCGCGTGCTGATCGATCCCTTCGCCTGGGTATATGCTCGGGCTTGGACGCTCGTACGAAACGCCACGGTCAGCGGCGTGGACGAATTGCTGCCTGACTGGGAGGCTGAATACGGCCTCCCCGACAATTGCGTCACTGGCGAGACGAGCTTTGCCGAGCGTCTTCGGGCGCTTGAAGCAAAGGTCAACAGCCAGGCTGTGATCTCGCCAGGCGATTTCATTCGCGTCGCGGCATCTTACGGCTTCGAGATATCGATCGAGGAGCCGGCGATTTTCGAGTGCGGTTTCTCCGAGTGCGGTGGCGATCACACGACCGGCGATGCGCGTCAGGAAATCTACTGGATCGTTAGCGTGACCGGCTTGGGTGTCGATTACTTCACCTGCGGAATTTCCGAATGCGGGTACGACCCGCTCTTTGATTTCGGCGACGCCGAACGCCTTCTCTGCATTCTTCGCCGGCTTGCTCCGGCGTGGACCATCCCCGTCCTTGCGGACGCATGATCTCACGAGGCTATCATGAAATTCATTGAGCCCTTCGGCGCAGCGCCGGGGTCCCGCTATGTCGACCGTGACACGCCCGGCGCAATCGTCGGCTCGAAGATCCCGGCAGATTTCCCCAACACTGTGATGGATGAGTTGGTCAGCGTCATCGCGAAATCCGCCATGACACCGGACGATGTCCTTCAACTTGCGGCGGCGATCCGATCGCAGCGCCTGAACTACTTCCAGGCAACCGGAACAGCCAACGCGCTGGCAATCGCGCCTGATCCGGTCATTACCGATTACGCCGACCTGATAGGCGTTCCCATCCGCATCAAGCCTTCCGCGCTCAACACAGGTGCGGCGACACTAAACGTCAACGGTCTCGGCAATAAGGCGATACGCAATCCAGATGGTACGGCCATTGCATCCGGCCGGCTCTTCAACATTTTTGAGGTTGTCTACACCGGTACTGACTTCATCATCACCTCGGCACCACGTCCGGCAACGCAAGCGGAAGTCGATGCTGGCGTGAGTGATGTCGGATACATCACCCCGTTGATATCAGCGAAGAAGAAAGCTTCGTACATGGCAGCCGTCTCTGGTAGCCAGTCTATTCCAAGCGGCGTGTTTACCACCTTTACCAGTTTCGGCGTAGTTGCCACGCATTTCCAGGGTGCGAGCTCCTTCGCATCCGGCATTCTGACGATCGCATCGGGCGATGAAGGCCTCTGGTATCTCGGTTTCTCTGCGCGGCAAAGCGGACTCGGCACCGTGGGGCAGTCAACGCAGATAACTGTCAATGGTGTGGCGGTCGCCAGCGATGGCGCGCAAACGTCTGGCAGCAGTGCTGTCGGCCACTCTTCACCGAGCGTGGCGGCGGTTCTCAATGTCGGAGATGTCGTCGCCTTCCAGGTTATCCAGAGCACGGGCGGCAGCGTCACCTTCACCAGCTACAACCTTTCCGCCGCCCGTATTGGCGCCTCCTAAGGAAGACCTCCATGAGTGTAAAATTCGAACTTTCGCCAGATGACGTGACGCTGATCTCCTCCACCCTTAATCTTTCAGGGGCCTCTTACGAGGATGGCTTCCTGGTGGCTGACGGCCATACCGCGACTGCCATCGAGACGATGCTTGCCGATGAAGACTGGCGGGATGCGCAGGCCCCTGCGCAATTGAATAGACTAAAGACTATGATGAAGCTCGAAATTGATGCCTCCGCCGAAGCGGAACGGCTCAAATACATCACTCCCGGCTCCGGCCAGGCGCTGACCTACAGCCAAAAATCAGACGAGGCAAATCGGTATCTGGTGGCGGTGTCGCCGGTCGCAGCAGATTATCCATTGCTTTCCGCCGAGGTCGGCATCACTGCATCCGACATCAGCGGGGTGGCCGCTATTGTCAAGGCAGCGTTCACGCAATGGCAGATCATTGGAGCCCGCATAGAAGCGAGCCGCCTGAAGGCTAAAGCGTCAATCGACGATGCCAGCACTGAAGAGGCCG